GGATAAGAAGGTAGTTACTCGCAAGTCCAAGACAACAAGTCCAACCAACAGCAGGTCTCCAACCCGACACAAATAAGCTCTTATGTGCCGCTTCTGTCTTATTAACTTCAAGTTGCGCTTTCGCAAGTTCCTGCGCGTGCTTTTCAGCCATTGTCGAAAGTTCAAAGGCGATGGCATTCTTCTTGTCTTTATCCTCTATGAATTTGTCAAGTAGTCCTGTTACTGGTCCAATTAGTTTATCTAACATAGCTTACCTCTGTAAGGGACTTGAGTTAAGGTAGTCCATACCCTTCCACAAATCCTCGACTTCTTTAGTTAATGTTTTAAACTTTACTTCTGTATCGCCAATGTCATTAATAATAATTTCTGCTTTAGCAACCGTAGCTTTCATAGCTTCTATATCATTAGATAGCTTAGAAACGTCTGTATTCAATTCTAAGAGCTTTTCTTGTTGACTTAGTAGTGTCTCAAGCCTTGTACCTAAAGTCGCTAGATTCTCACGTATGGGGCTTATATCAGGTATCTGTTGTGCCTCTACTGCTTCCAGTCTTCCGTATAAACTGCTAGAAGCCCAGATAAATGAACCAATGGTTGTTGCCAATGAGAACACCACAGCAATGTAGATTCCTTTTAGCTTAACGCCACCAATTGTTAGTTCTGTATCTGCTAAGCTCATAGTTCAACACACTCCGTTCCGTACATAAAGCAAGAGTAACCTAAGTACGTTGGTCCTGTTTGAAAGAACTCTGACTCGCTACCTGCGGCTAATACATCAGTCTCTGTTACGTATAAGTCTAAGCCTATGTTGTCGTTACCATTAAGGTATACAGCCGTTAGGTTACGTGTTGTGTTGTAACCCATAGACACCCACTGTGCGTTAGCATCATAGAAGATGTTAGTCTGCTCTGCTGTAGTATTAGCATTCTCAATGCCTTGCTCTAGGAATGCTACAGCTTCCTCTGAGTTAGCTACGGCTATGTAGGCTGACGCATTGTTAGCTCTCATCTCAATGTCATCTGTCGATTGATTATACGCATCAACAGTCTCTTGTTCTATCTGTAGGACTTCTGCGGTCTCAGCTACAAACGTCTGTACTTCTTCTTCCTGCTGAGGATTACCCTGTGCTTCCTCTACACGTTCAGCTACTTCCACAACGGAAATCATGTCCACTACAGCTTCAGTAAATACGTCTATAGCTTCGTCCATTAGTGTTAACTCTTCCATAGCTTTGTTTTCTAACACAGCCTTAACGTCACCGTATGGCTGATAGTTAGTAGCAAAGTTAGTCAAAGCAGTATTGTACGCTTGTACCTGTGCTTCCTGTATGTGTGCTGTAGTAGATAGAGTACCATCAGACAAAGCGTCACCCTGATTGGCGTACTCCATACCTGCGCCCACTAGGAGAATACCAGTGTTAATCTTATCGACTATGGCAGTACTTGAGTCTAGTAGTTCGTCATACTCACTTGAGTGAGCTACGGAACTTAGCACTAATAGAGATAATAGTATCTTCTTCATCTGTGTCCTCTCCTCCTATGTTTAATACAGTATTGTACCAATCTTTTGTTTTCTTGTTGTAGTCTGGTATGTAAGTCTCTGGCTGACGTTTCATAACTAACATTGCACGTTTACCTACGACTAGCTTACCATTTGACAGTATAGGACAAGGTGTACCTGAGATAAACATTGCCTTCCATACGTCAGTGCTTTGACACATACGTGCTACAGCACTTACCTTCATACCTAAGTCAGCTAGTACCTTAGCGTCCCTGCGTCTGTTACATTCAGGGTCAACATCATAAGTACCGCTACTGAACCCCACGCCTACTGTCTGTAATGAACCGCCTGTACCCTTAAGGCAAGTGTCCATACCATTACTCATGTAACTAGGAGTGATTGCAGAACCTACTGGTATCTCGCTACTGCTTCCTGCTCCGTTGTACGTATTACTTACTGAATCATCCTGTGTATTATTGTTACTGTTGGTAGTCGAGTTAGAACCGTGGTACGTATTCAAACTACCTTCCTGAGCGTTCTCTGCCAGTGTAACCCATGAGAACATCATTAGTAAGCAAAATAACTTTCTCATTTCTTATGTACAATCTTCTGTACTGTCTCTGATTCATAGATACGAATACCCAACCAGATAATAGTAAAGATACTAGCAACGGGAGGCAACCAAGCCGCTAGTGACATCACACCTGTGGATGCCGCGAATACGTCTACAGCTTGTTTTGTTTCTTCCGTTACCATGTTGTTCTCCTAATTGCTATCGTGGTATTTCGTACGTAACTCTAACTTTTACGTCTGTTTCGCTAATCATGTAGCCTCTAAATACTTCTATAGCATTTGAGTTGCTTGATAAAGACGAAGCTAAAGCATTAGCGGCTTCTATTGCTTCTTGTTTAGTATTATAAGTACTGCTAATAACTTGCTCAACAATACCTTCACTATTTAACTGTGTATGTCCAACAACCATGTTAAACCTCGTAGTCTGTCATTTTAACATTAATATATCTAAGCGTTGCAGTATCTGTAGTAGATGCTTCACGAGCTATAACCCTATACTCTAATCTTGAATCATCATACGCAGTTTTAAGTCTAAATCCTTTAGTTTGAGCTAGACCCCCATAAGCCGTAGTACCATCCATATTATAAGTTTCTTGAATTAGTGTACCTGCTGACTCCCAATCAAAAGGATGTAAATATACAGTATCACCATTACCTATAGCGTTACTTTCAAAAATACCACAGTTAAAATAAGTTTTATCTAAATCAGCGCGATAGACCCAAGAGTGAACGTATGTAGGAGATGTTGGAGATGAGGAATCAGCTACTCCACAAAAGTGGCTAAATAAATGTGTTTTATCACCGTCAACACTAAACCAACGGTCAGCGTAACCATTAGGATAATCACTATCTGTAATTTGTGTAGCTGTTCCTAAATTATGTATTGTAGGTGTTCCAGACGGAACTACTAATCCTAAACTAACAAGAACATCGTTATTTGAGGTAGAATAGTTATAAGTTATTTCTAATTCAACGTCAGCAAAACGAACGCAATCAAAGGGGGTAGCTAAACTAAAACACTTACCGAAAGTTTTTGTTGCAGCAGTTAGTGATGAATTTTGAAAAGAACTTAATTGAGCATCGCTTGTTCTTCTATACAGTAGGTTATCTAGTTTAGTACCATCAACAGATAAGTCACGACCATCTACAGTTTGCGTACCAGAGAAAGTAATGTTACCTGTCATCTGCCCGCCCGTTTTAGGTAGGGCGTTATCTGCTGTTGTGCCTTGTGTGGATGTAGCATAATCAGAGGAATCAAAAGCTTTAACCTGTGCTAGGTTAGTTACTTCTGAATCCATTAGCGCACCTGCGGATGTTACATTAGCTGTGTCCGTTACGTCTGCGTTAGCTTCAATACCATTTAGCTTACTGTGGTCAGCGTCTGTAAAATCATTTGTTGTTAAACCACCATCGCCTACAGTGTACGTTGTGTTTGCACTATTGATGGTAAAGTTAGGATACGTACCAGTTATTGTAGTAGCACCTGTACCTGTTAAGGCTACTGTCTGGTCTGGTGAATCGTTGGTAATAGTACCGTTACTCGCTATAGAGATACCAGTGCCGCCTGTAAGGACACTAGTAACATTAGCGGCTGTTACGCTTGCATCTGTACCATCTGCTCCTCTAGGTACAGTTAGTATACCTGTAGAAGGATTATAGGATGCATCAGTACCTGCCGCTCCTGTGGCGGCTGTAAGGTTTAATATAGCGGCGGCGGATGTTGCGGCAGAAAAAGCGGAAGCACTAGCGGCATTAGCCTGAGCAGTTACTTCCTGTAGAAAGGAATTGTCCGATGAACTTCCTGAGCCACCTACACCTCTGAATATAGCCATGAAACATTCCTATAGTTAAAAAAAAAAGAATAGTATAAAAAAAAGAAAAGGGGAAAGGGGCTTCCGAAGAAACCCCTTAAGTACTACTAGCCGTTTACAGCGATGTTGAATGCCGCATCTGGACGTAGAACAGCAGTGCCGTACAAAGTATCAGCAGTGTAAAGAGAACCTAAGAACTCTTGCTTGTACTGAGTTTGTGAACGAACACCTTGTTGCTCTGCTAGAACCATTGCGTCTTTGTGGAATAACATAGCTTGTTTAACGTCACCACCTGCGCCATTATCAGCGGCAGTTTCGATAACAGGACAGTTAGAAGAAACAAAGATGTCGATACCATACAAGTTACCGATTTGACCATTGTTTACAACTTTACCATCTACGAAGTCACTAGAAGAGTAACGGTCGA